TTGTAGAACCAGCCACTGTATTATATGATAGTGGTGCGAACATTGTAAATATTTGTGGTGATACTGATAACTTTTTACTATACTGATATGGTTTAGTCCAAAATGCTACAACGGATGTAGACATATTGTAATCATACTTCTTTTGCTCATTTTGTATAAGTAAATTAATCAATCCCAAATTATATCCGAATACACCTCTTTTTTCTGTTGGCTTAATCCAAGTATATCCCAATAAGTTCATATATGTACCATTCAAATATGCGAATGATGATGAATATGAATTTATAGCATTTAGTTTACCATTTTGAAAATCCATTTTTGTGTATCCACCGCTAACTATAAACGTTTTCAAATCACTCATTATAACAGCGTTTGCTGAATAACTTTCATCGCCCGCCATAGATGCTTTAGATATACCAAAGGTTGCGGATTGTAACCATCTACCATCTGGCGATTCTATTGTGGATAAGTCGGATGATAGTAACATCGGATTTGATGCTGCTGCTTTTGTTTTTTTCTTATCCTCTTTCTTTTCTTCCTTTTTTTCCTCTTTCTTTTCTTCTTTAGATTCTTCTTTTTTTTCTTCTGATTTAGATTCTTCTTTCTTTTCCTCACTCTTACTTTCCGATTTAGATTCCTCTTTTGATTCGGATTTAGTTTCAGATTTTGATTCGGACTTTGTTTCCGTTTTGGTTTCAGTTTTACTTTCCGAAGATGATGAAGAACTGCTTGATGAAGATGAACCACTTCCGCTTGAAGATGAACCTCCACTTGCTGGTGGTGGAGTTGAACTACTATTTGAAGGTGGTGGAGTGGTTGGTGGTGGAGTTGATGCGGCCGATGAAGCGGCTGCTGAACTCGCACTACTACTTGCTGCTGATGAAGCGGATGATGATGCTGCTGAACTTGCCGCAGATGCGGCTGCATTTGCTGCTTGTTGTGCTGCAGCATTTGTTACCGCTTGTTGTACAACGGGATTATTGATTACGGGGCAAGTAAGTGCTTCGTATGTAGCTTTGGTTGTAACCAACCAACTTTGTACTACACCCGTTTGTACCTCCTGTGGAGTAAACGTTCTAATCTGATTATAGAATGATACCGTAGCGTATCCATTAAACATTGTAGTGGTTGCTATCTTTTTTTCCCCACTACACTTATCTATAAAAGTTTGGGTATAGGTTTGTCCGTTAGCTTTTAAAGCAAACGTTAACAATATAGCAATACCAATTACCCATTTTTTCATTATTTATTTCTCGGTGCTCTTGGTGGCATTGATGGTCTGTGCCAATTTGGTTGAGGTCTTACCGGTCTTTGTGGTTGAACTACTATTGGTTGTCTTTTTTGAATGATGATTCTAGGTGAATAAATTGGTGCGTTGTATAACCACCAATTATTATATCTAAAAGATGGCATTGGGTCTAAATAAAAATCATCATATATAATTCTTTTTCTAACTTCTACCAACTTAGTAGAATCTTTAGGGTCAACCATTACATATCTAACTGGGGTGCATCCTACCATCACTAATAGTAGTAATGCTGATAATATCTTTTTCATTATTTTGTAAATATTCCTTTTTTAATCATTCTATCTAAAATTCTAGCACAAGCTATATCCAATGCTTTTTTAGTTGCTATTGAAATAGTTGATTGATTGAATTTCATTTCATCTACAGTTGCATCTGATAAGAATGTTAATTCTCTTGTCGTTTTTGCTTCACCTAATCCACTTGCTCCGAATACTACACCTGTTTCTGCATCGGTAAATCTAACTTGTAAACCGATACGGGTTACCATCATATTCTTAACACCATCTTTTAGGTTTACAGTTTCATCTTCTGATACTGAATAATCATAACATTCAATTGTTACAAAGTATTTTGCTAAGTTAATCTTTCCTCTACCATCTAATTTGTTTTCAGAAATGCCAGCTTGTGATGCTTGGAATTGCTTAACCATTCTATTCTTAATTTCCGTTTTATCTTCGGTAAATTTAAAACGATTAAGGTTTTCCAAATATTCCATTGAAATATTAGCCACACCCAAACCTACTCTCTTTTCTTTCAATTCAGGGTACATCTCATACATCTCATCCGAAATACCTGCTTTAAGTATTTGAATAGGAATTTGAGGTCCTTCATAATCTAAGAATTGTGAAATATCGATTGCGGTTTCAAATGATGCTTTATATTGTTCAGTCTTTGTGCTTCCCACAGTTTGGGCAACCACAGCATTGCTTAACAAAAAGCCAACGAATAATACGAATAATTTTTTCATACATAGTTTGTTTGTGTTATAGATATAAATATAAAAAAAGGGAGTAATTAAACTCCCTTTTCGTAACAATCCTTACATAATTGACCAGCTCCTTCTATATAACCAACTCTCCTATCAATATGAGTTGATTTTAAATATGGAACTGAATCTCCACACATAATACATACTTCGTATTCATCATTTCTTAAAATAGATGTAACGAACCCATCATCATCGATTACAAGTCCAACATGCTCATCATCGTAATGATTTTGAACCCAACCTCTTTGGTTTCTTTCTTCTTGCCAAAATTTGTTTCTTACTAATCTGCCTAACTCCATATCGTTTGGAGTTGCATAAATTTCTTCCTTAGTGATTGTAATATTCATATGATTTCTTTTATATAATATATGAATATTTTAAGAAAAAAACAAATTTTTAATTACCTTTTTCAGGAAATCTTGTCCAACCATTACTCCATATAGGTTTATCTAATTCAGGTATTACCACATCTATCTCTTTATTACTCTTTGAAAGTGCTAATGTTTTCAATTGTTCACTCGTCAAAATTGTAGTTGCTTTACTGATAAAGTTTAGTGTAGGATTAAACGTTCCTACTGAATTATTTTCAAATACTGAAACTCCATCTTTTACAAATCCTGCAGTTTCATTACTTTCCAAACTTAAACCACCTTTCATCCAGCCCCACACAATACTATTTTTCATTGTGAATTGAGTTGCTCTTCTAAATCTTAAACCTAAATTATGGTTTGATAAAGCAGTAGATATATTCGGTCCAACTAAAATCATATTGTAAAGTTTTGGGTGTGTGTAAGGTTGTGCAGATGAACCCGTTCCATCATTATCACATTCCACTCCATTTCCAGCATCACCATTATCTACGAATTGTGGGTCTCTCTTTGCTACACCATTTGTTACAGTTCCAGTGTATCCAAAATCAAAATCGTAATCATCATCTGCGGTTGCATATGCGTATAGATTTTTAGGTGATACAGTTCCACCAAAGAATTCAAATGCATCATCATTAGCGTAGATAGTTTGAACATTCTCAATGATTGTTCCACTACCAACTCCACCTAATGTTAGTGCGTTGATTTCAGAATTTGGTAATGCAGCAACTCCCGCATATTCTATTCTTACATATTTTAATATACCACTATTATCGGTATCAATTGTTCCACCATATGGTCTACCAATACCACCTTCGATTGTTGGTTCTGATGTTCTATTTGTTTTAGCCATACCCAATATTACAACGCCACCCCAATCGCCAGGTGCTCTTTGACCTTCTGGTTTGCCTGAAGTGAATACGATTGGTTTTGTTGGAGTTCCTTCCGCAATAATTTGTGCACCTCTTTCAATTACCAATGCACCCTTTTCTGCAATATCAGATACGATTGTTGTGCCAGGCTGAATGATAAGACGAGAACCATTTGTAATGTAAACATATCCTTTTAACGTCCACACTTTGTCTGCAGTTAAGGTTATAGTTTCGTAATAAGTTCCGTTAAGTGTTGTTGTAAGTGGAACATTGATTGGTTCTTCTATACCACCCAAATCTTTACTACAACTAAATAATCCTAATACTAAAATGATTGCTAATAACTTTCTCATAATGATAAATTTAATGTTAATGAAATTGTTTGTTCGTTGTTTGTTTTTATTAGATTTCGATTTTGTAACTTTTGATAATAGATTGATGGTTGCGCAAATACATCACCTATTGCCAATTTTATTTCTCCTTTCGGAAGTTTATGTAAAAGAGTTATATCCAATACATCTCTACTATTTTCAAAGATGTTTGGGTAACCCTGAAATCCTACTGCTGATATTCTATCTCCCACTCTATTGTAAGTTATGTTGATAGTATTTTTCTTTTTGTGAATGTTTACTCCACTATTTAACACATAGTTTGATTGTCCCTGCAATTGTCTTTTCACACCATTCACTTCTACTTCTGAATTCATTACCGAAGCGTTTGTGTAGAAATCAAACCAACCATTTATCTTTTTACGAATTTCCAATTCAACACCATATAGGATAGCTGAATTAGGATTTGTGTAAGTTAATAATAAGTTTGATGGAACTGAACCATCTGCTACAATTTGTTCAATTGGTTTAATGAAGTTCTTACCAAATAGAGAAAGTGAAATGTTCTCACCTGCTTTTGGATACCATTCGTATTTAAGGTCTACATTATATATGTCAGATTTTTCTAACTTTGAGTTTCCTAATATTTGTGCGTTTCTTACAAAATCATAATAAGCAAAATTAGCTACTTCTCTAAACTCTGGTCTTGCTAATGTTTTACTTAATGAAAATCTATACTTTGTTTTTTCTTCGTTGTATGAAAGATTTAGTGATGGTAGTATATCCAAATACTCTCTATCCACATTTACTCTCTGTCCACTAAAATCTGCGGTTTGGACATCAAATAAATTATACTCACCTCTTAATCCGGTATTTAATTTCCATTTACCAAATTCAGTATCATACATTGTGTAAAGAGAACCTAAATCAAAATCGGCTGTGTATTTATCCGTATTGTTTGTAATCTCATCCAACATATCAGTTGATAGGTTACGGAATATTCTAGCATTAAATCCTCTGATTCTTTTTAAGTATCCGGCGCCTACTTTAATATCTCCCAATTGTTTGTTGATGTTACCATTAAAAGAGTTCTCATCCATTACACTCCAAAAACGATATGTATCTCTCCATGCAGTTTGATATGGTTCGTTTACTCCTAATGATTTGGTAATTGGATTGATTCGGTAATCTGGTTGCTCTCTAAAGGTGTATGTGTATCCTACATTAAAATCTAATGTTTTAAGCTTACCATCAAATTGAGAACTAATTACAATATTGTTAATATGATTTGATGCAGTAGATAAAACATTCTGAACATTATCAAAGTTATCACCCTTACGAGTTAAGTATGTATCATCCTTTTGGTAGTTCACTAATGTTTTCCAACTATATCTATTCTCACCTAAATAAGTCAAATTCAATAAACCATTTGTGGAAAATCTTTTTGTAAATAAAACATCTTTGTAATCATACGCCAATTCAGTTGATGATTGGTAATCTTTTCTATCAATGTTATTAATTGTAAATGAATTTCGTATTGTAGAACTGAATAAAGAATTCCATTTACCTTTTGTATATCCGAATGATAATCCTCCGTTTAAGTTTGGTAACGATTGTAATTCTTCGGTTGATGGATTACCAAATAGTTTAGTGTATGCTCTCTTATCGCCATTTCCACTAATTCGGTATTTGTATGTTGATGGGAATGTGGAAGGGAAATCGGTAGATTGAACTAACTTGAAATCTTTCGAAGTTGAAACCGAACCCCAACCACTTCCCAATGAGATATTGAAGAAATTATCGGATACTTCTTTTGTTGTTATTTGAACCAATCCACCTGCCCAATCACCTGGCTGATTTGCTGATGCTGATTTAGAAACTATGATGTTATCAATTAGAGATGTTGGAATTATATCAAATGAAAATGCTCTCCTATCGGGTTCGGTTGATGGTAGTTGAGTTTTGTTAAGTAGAGCCGAGTTGTATCTATCTGCTAATCCTCTTACTAATACAAACTTATCGTTTTGTATAGTAACTCCACTAACTCTTTTAAGCGCATCACCCACATTTCTATCGGGTGTTTTTTTAATAAAATCAATTGATAGTCCATCCGATACTACATTACTGTTTCGTATCGTTCTTACAACTGCCGCTTCGGTTACCTTTTGAGAAACACTTCTTACAACAACTTCGGATAATTGTTTAGTATCTTCTGGAAATATGATATCAAATTCAGTATCCTTATCAAACACTACTTCGTTTGTATATTCAGTATATCCAACGAATGAAGATTTAATTTGGTATTTTCCTTCTTTTAAGACAATGGAGTATTTCCCATCCGTATCTGATATGGTTGTGAATACATCACCATTTTGGCTTTTGAAAGAAATGTGAGAGAAATAAAGTGTTTCCGATTTGGATTTTGTAACACCTTTAATAGTTACTTGCGAAAACAATAAGTTTGGTAGCAGTAACAGTAATAAAAAAAAACGATTCATAATTATTAAGTTAGTTCCCCAATAATTATGATATCGTTTTCTTTAATTTTACTTTTCTATATTAACTTTGTATTAAGATTAGATTAACCCAATTCTTCTTCAGCACCGGCATCTAATTTGTTCTTATCGTGCTCTGCTTTTCTGTTGATGTATTTATCAACTGAAGCGATACCGAAAGAACCTAAAGTGATTACCAAAAATCCGTTGAAGATATATTCGTTAATCAAAAGTTCTTTACCCATCCAACCTGTTACTAAATCTACTACCAATGCCAATACCATGCAAGCGAATGATAGGAAACCAACTACTGATTTTTCGTTGATATCATTGTTGTCTTTAAATAATTCTTTAATAAATCCCATAGTTTTGTTTTTTAATTGTTATTAACTATGTAACCTTTATCCTGCCATTTCGGCATCATCATCTTTTATCTTTCCACATTTCAAACATTCCAAATCACCATCGTTATCGGAATCACCCCAAATGTGTTCACATTGTCTATGTGCGAAATATACATCAATCTTACCATCACCATCGAAATCAATACCATCCATAGTACCATCACCATCTTCATCTACTTCAACACCAGTTCTAGGTTGTGCTTTAGGTTTTATATCAACTACGTCAGCTTGAACCTTATTTTCGGTATATGAAACATCAGTTGGTTTGTTTGCTTCGATTAAGTTGATTTCGTGTGCATGATTTGCTGCCTGAACAAATGCATCTGGAATAAGTGGTGTTACAGGTTTGTTACTTTCTTTGATATCATTAACACTACCCAATGTTACACCATCTTCCTCATCCATTTTTTGAACTAACATCTTGTCCTTATCGGTATCACTAAACCAATAGTCAATGATTTTACCATAAGAACCAATAAATGCTCCTAATAACAATAGTAAAAGTTCTTTCCACTCACCACTAATTGCCGTTTGTCCTAAAATAGCACCAAAAATTCCCATAATGATGACCATAAAGCCACCCAATACAATCGCAGTGATGAACCATCTTCTTTTCATCATTGCGTTTAATAAATCTCTAAAACCACTCGGTGGTTGATTATTTTCTGCCATTTCTACTTTGTTTTTCAGCGTGTAACATAGCCCATATAAAGAAGGCTATGAAAAATAATGTAACTCCTATTTTATACCCCATTTATTACCACTTTGGAGCTTCTTCTTTAAACTCATCACCTTCTTTCTTCTTTTCAGGTTTAGCTTTTTCAGCTGCTGGCTTTTCTACTACTCTCTCTTTGATAATAGTATTAGTACCACCTGCTGCTTGAGATTGTTGATTTGAGTTTGTAATATTGATTACAGGAGCTGCTTGTTGTACTGGAGCTGGTTCATCACCACCTGTTAATTGTGTTACTCCCCATGTACCAACACCCATAACTGCTGTTGTAGCAACACCGATAATGGTCTTTTTTAAGCCTGACCAAGTACCATCATTTGATTGTTCTAATTCTTCTGACATGATTGATTTAATTTATAATTTGTTAAAGTCTGTTATTCCTAATTCTTTGCCATTTGAATCGTATAATCCGATTCTATAAGCTGATGATGGTAATGCTGAAGTATATACTTTTAGTATATTATCTCCTGCTTTTACACTCATTGCTTCTTTTGATACTACTCTATTTGAGATATCAAATATTTTAATAGTAACAGTTCCAGCGGTTTCCAATTTAACGTTCATAGCCACCTCTGATGTTACAAAAGCTGATTCCAATTTAATACCAACCGCAGATTTGATAGCTAGTGCTTCAGATGCTTTTGGTAGTTCTGGCAAAATATCATCATGCTTTGTACATGCTACTAATAGCATTCCACACATAATTACTAATAATGATTTTTTCATTTTAATTTAGATTGATTGTTGTTTTTTTAATCTCTACTTTATTTACATTTTCCAAAACCAAATATAAATATCGATTTTGAATTGATTTCGTATATATCTTTAGTTTATTTTCTCCAACTTTACCTATTATTCTTTCCTTACTTATTGTTTGATTGGTGGTCTTATCTACTAACTTCAATATATAGGTACTATCGGATGTTAATTTGAACATAACTTCTTGTCCATCGGTAATGGATGATTCCGATACTGAAAACACATCCACTACTGGCTTTGGTTGAGGCATAGGTTCTATTTCCATTTTAGTACAGGATATTATAAAACCCATACAACACAATATTATAATTTTAATCCATTTCATGCTCTAAAATTGAAAGTTTGTTCCTATCATAAATAACAAAGGATTACTCTTTTTATATCCAACCGATTCACCTAATTTATCCCACGTTGTGTTATATCTGATATTAGTGTTTAATATAAATCTTTTAGTTATTTTCCAATCCATAGAGACCCCATAATATAGGTCTAAATTAAAATCATCCAGATATGCTAAATCTGAAGCCGTACCATTTTTGAATACTTTGTAGATATCACTCATGGCGAATATTTGTGGTGATATATTAACCCTTTTTGTTTTTATTGTATATGTGTACATCACCATTCCCTTATAAGTTATTAGAGAAGATGCTGGTACTATTGGATATATGTTTTTTACCCAATTACCATTTTCATCAACAATAAACTTACCTTCCCAATTAAAAACATCTTCATATTCTCCCCAAAATGTTTTTGATGCCGTTAAACTATATCCAAATGTTCCGAATTTTTTAGTTCTAAATACATCAACGAATGATAAGTTAATATCCTTTTGAAAATCAAAATCAGTTGAATAAAATGTTTGTAGAGTTGTAGTTCTCTTTTCGGTATTTTTAGATAAACCATAACCCACACCATAATATTTCCATATTGGATTTATTGATGCAGCAAATGAATGACCCCATTGTCCGTTTTTAGATGATTTACTATAACCTAAATTCAAAGTAGTGGATACTTGCTTTCCTATTATACCAATCGAAAGATTTGAAGATGATAGAATATCTTTTGAAAAATCTATATAAGATTGTAATATACCCACATCATTCCAATCATCACTTTCACCAAACAATTCTTTTGGTGATAATTGCAGTGTATCTGGTTTTGATATTTGTGCAGTTGAAATAAAACTGATGCAAAGTAGAGATAATATGATTATTATTTTTTTCATTATATTACCTTTACATTTATTTTATTTAATGATGTATTAAGTGTTTCTACACTCTTTACCGAAATCAAACCTAATATGTTTGTTATTGTGGTTTTTGGCTTGAATACTACTTTGTATCCCACATTTGATATCGAACCACCCGATGTACTCAATGAACCCAAACTAATAAATGAACCATTATTTCTACCAAAGTTTGTGGATTGAGTATTGTTAAATTCAACTTTAGAAAATTCTAAAACTGAATTATCAAAATGAACATCAAATTGAGTTGCTCCAATCTGATTACCATTTGGATTCAATACAATAGTTGCAATAATATTTTCTCCATCCTTTTCCATCATAATATCCGCCTCAACATCTCCTACTGAATTAGATGAAACCGCCATTGATTTAATTTGAGATACATCGCCGTTATTTGCAGAAGGTATAAATCCGGTTGGTTGTGATGAATGAGAAAGATTTACATCACCTTTCCAAGATATATCTAAACTATAAGAATTAAGTGTACCATTTGTAAATGTGAATGGGTATCTATATCTCGTAATTCCGGTGTAAGTGTTCCAATTTTGTTTTGTGATATTATCGTATGCAGATGAATTTACAATCTTCATAATATCACCTAATGCCGGTGGGTTTGGCCACAAAGAAGTTGTGCCCTGTAAATGTGTTAGTAATGCGTAACAATCTCTTTCATCAAACATTCCATCATCATTTACATCTGCATTATGAAATTGAATACCTGATGTAAAATATTTGCTTTCATCTCCCAATATTCCTCTATCTGCAAATTCTTTAAATGCTAAATAAACATCACCAACAGTAACTGCACTTCCTAATAATGTAAGTAAATCACTTTGTTGAATATCCATAGAAATTTTATGGTATTTAAACATTGTGTTTTGTTGAAAGGTAAATTCTGCTTTTGTACCATACCAACCATCTTGTAATCTCAATTGAGCTTGATATGCTGATGATGTGATTTTATCTGTAAGATTACCCGGCATCACATATATTTTCCACCAACCACTTATATTGTTTACTGTCACCGGCCCATTGTAAATATCAAACAATTGAATCGATTTTACATCGTTTGGTGATACACCCGTACCATCGAATTCTCTTTGGTCTATTAGTAATTGGTGTCCACCTAAACTTGCATTATAAGGATTTATAATTGCCCATTCTACTTGACCAGCGGTTGTAGATGCTTTATATCCTGTTCCGCTGATTTGTGCGGTATCTATCTGATTAGTTAAATCTACTCTACCAATACCATTAAGAGTAACTAAAGCGTTATTTGTATTATATGTAATATCATCCGTAGAAGTTATAATCTTTGATTTGAATTTTGTTTCATCTACATTGTTTCCAAAATTAAAATTGAATTGTGCTCTTAATGTGTTTCCATTTGAATGTATAACACTATTAGAAACGAATTCAGTAAATGTTTGGTCATCAGGGTTTGTCCAAGTTCCAAATTCAACTACATATGGATTTACAAATGAATTAGGTAAATCATTCCATTGAGTTCCACCACCCCATTTAGTTACAGGGTAATCTTCGTTACCACTATTGTTTGGTTCACCTGGTGCCCAGTTGTTATATTGTCCTTGTATGTTACCTGCGGTTTGACCATTGGATGTTTTAATTAAAGTTCCTGATTCAGGACCAGCATCAATTATCCATCTACCTTCGGTTACTTCATCGGTACATGCAAACCATATATTTGATTGTGGTACATTAGCAAGAATAAAGGCATCTTCATCTGCCGATGTTAATGTTACCAAATATCCCATCTGTCCTTTGAATGTTTGTTGTGATGAAAGTAGTTTAGCATTTGAATATGTTGCACCTGTTGAAACGGGTCTATAAAAGTGGCCATTAGAGGGATTATAATAATATCCACTTGGATTTACAGTTGCCGATATCGATATTTGAATATTACCCGCCGTTCCGGTTGTGTTTATCTTTAAGGTTGCCAATGCTATGTTTATATTAGCCATTGTACCTGTAAACACTAAACGAGTTTTATTTCCACTAAAGTTAAATCCCGAAGCTGGCGTCAATCCATCGAAACGAGTCATATAAAACGTTGTTCCAGATGGTGATTGTGGTAAACCAATAGCACAAAGTAAAGTTGCGGTTGAATTGAATCCACTCAAAGAGAATCCACTAGCATCTTGCCCAGCGGTGTTTATTGTAAATGATTTAGGGTCTGGTGCAGTTACACTCTGACCAAACCCTAAATTACTTAATAATATTAAAAATATAACTAATAATTTTTTCATATTATTCTATCGTTAGTTCTACTTTATTTCCGGCACCATCAACTGCATCTGCTAATACGAAATAGAATAATCCAGCAGTATTTGTTAAATTTACTTTCGGAGTAAATATTAACTTATATGGAGTGCCGGTTTTAATTCTAGCAGTTTTTAATTGGTCGATTGAACCGAATGTTAATCTACCATCATCTTTTGTTGAGAAGTTAGTGATTGTAGAGCCAGAATCAAATATTATGTTATCTAATGTTAATTTTGTAGAATCGTAGTTCATAATTACTTCTAAACCAGCCAATCCTTCTTTTGTTAAAGATGCTGATAATACAACTTTACCATTTTCCAAAGTGGAAACAACTGATAATGATGCTTTTTCTGCTACTCTTTGTTCGTATGCTAATGAACCAACACTCATTGTTCTTATACCACTTTCAGTTTTATTGTTAGCAGAATTTGTATATACGCCATTGTTTATACTTGCTAATATTGCTGCTGGGTCTGATGAGTGTGACCAGTTTAAATCTCCACCCCATGCAAACACTGCGTTTACAGTTTGGTTTGGTGAAGTAATGTTTACTTTGTTTTTGATATTACCATCTAACCAACTCTGATTTAATAAACCACTAAACCATCTCCAAGAAGTTGCTGTTTGAGTTGGAATAAATGCAGCTGCGGAAACATCTTGTCCCATTACATATGCAAATGCATAATATGAATCTGATTCATTAAATACCGCATCGTTCTTTGTGATATTACCAACTTTCTTTTCTAAATTAGGATATGTAAAGAAATTACCATTACCACTAATATCAGTTTGAGCATGTCCTAAAAATGCTTTATACGCATCGGATACAGTAATTACGTTATTCATCCACGCTTTTTGTGAAGCAGGTGAAACGAATACACCCAAACTATCACCCACTTTAACTTGTGTTGTGAATAAGGCTTCCCCACTTGCATCTATTGGTAATTGTGCAATTGGTGGTTTACTCCAATCAATTTCGCCACTACCATCGGTTTTAAGTTGCATTAATTGAACGTTGTGGTCAGTAATTGTATATCCTTGTGGGAATAAAACTTTTACTTTAAATTGTGAAGTATTACCCGTTACATTTGCTAATGAAAATTTGCCAGGTGATGTGGTAATGGGTGATATGTTTGCAGATGTATCATTGATTGAATATGATAAGTCCAATTTGTGAATATCAGTATATGTGTTCTTATCTTTGATTACATACTTTTGAGTTGCCAAAACACCATCTATAAAAGCATCAGTTCTTTGAACAGTCAATTGTCCAACATTATAATCAGCATTTGCTGCGTATCCCCAAGGAGTTGCCGTATATTGTGCATATAATTGTGTATCTGCTACATTAGCTGATGGTGTGAATTTATAGTTATTCCAATGCGTATAGAATGTTTGTGTAGATGCACCCTGTCCAAATGTTGTTGAGTTTGGCACCATTACCAATGCTTTATTATCATAGGAATATCTCAACCAAAAATATCTTGGTTTTGTAGTTCCTCTAACAACATTATAGCTTACAGTAAGAGTATCTCCTACTTTATATGGACCAGCTGGCGTTACAGTTTGATTTACTGTCATCTGGCCATACGATGAAATGGATACTAATAGTACCCCTAAAAAAAATAAGATTTTTTTCATTTTATTTTCCCTCAAATAGTTTGGTTATAAGTTTTTCCGATGCTTTCTTTAATGCGTTGCTTAAAGATGTTTGGTTGAACTTACCACCTTCATCTACTATGAGAGTTGACATTGAGATTTCAGATGAAGATTCTTCAACCATAACCTCTTTAGCCTTTTTGCCATCTTTATAAAGGATACCCTTCATTCTGATGACAACTTCTTCTTCGTTTTTGTGAAATACTGAAATGTTTTTCTTCGTTGTTAAAACATCTAAGTAAACGATTTGAACTTGTAATTTGTTTGGTGCAGATGGAGTTAAATCCAATCCCTTTTCTTGTAGGTATTCTTCTAATACGTTTTTAACACCAAACTCCAATTGTCTGTTTCCAGCCAATTTTCCAATTTTTACATTATTTGTTACTGATTCCACCCAAATATGCTCATCGGCATCGTACATAATGTTGCCTGGATGATTTTTGAATGTACCATCAAATTTTAGATTAAATGCAGTTACTGCTTTTTGGATTAATTCATCCTTACCCAATGCGGTAAGAACTACAAAAGTCATTTGCGTTAAGAACGCTAAGATTACAAACGCAACTGCTGCGTATAAAAAGCTCTTAAAGAGCTTCTCTTTAAGCCACTCTATCGGGCTTATCGAATAGACATTTTTTGTGACCATCGGTTATGCTTTTTAATATTAACTTATACATAACCGATTGATTTAATTTACTAATTTACATCTATAAATATAGTTTTTTTGATTAACCTTCCAAATCGTTCCAAGTATTTCTATAAATTCTATAAGAATCCGAATCAAAGTGTTGTGTACTAACTTCTATTATGGTCGCATTGTCATCTAATGCTATTAATTTATGTGGAAATCCTTTTTCTATATAAACACAATCTCCTTGCTTTAAGGTAGTAAAATGTCTTTTACCATTTTCAGTATCAATCCAATCAAATTGGAATTCTCCACTCTGAACATACCACGTTTCATTTTTAATCATATGGTAGTGCATTGAGAAATGGTTTCCTGCTTTAGTAAATACTAATAGCTTTCCGCAGTATTGTGAATCGTTATGAATCCATAATTCATAACCCCACGTTTTTTCTATTTTTATTGGTTGATATATCATTTTTTTTCTATTTTTATGGTTATACCTGCTTTTCCAGTTGAAATTTCATATGAGTTGTATCTATTATCATGTATAAATCCATAATCTTTAAATCTAAATATAATTACATTTTTACCTTCGAATAATGCCCAAATTGCATTATCTGCATAATCAATAGATGGTTGTGTTATAAATCCCATCTTCCAACTATTTCTGAATTCTTCTTCTAATTCATCAGGTGTTATATGAATTATCATATCAATTACTTAAAGGTGCTTTAATAGATGGATGTGATATATAATTTTCTAAGATAATATCACCTGGCATAAATGATTCCATTCCATCTCTAATATGAACATTTGGTAATCTAAATGGTTCTCTTTTTATTTGCTCTTTTGCTTGTTCAATATGATTTAAATACAAATGTGTATCCCCTAAATTACCAATCAATTCTTCAGCATACATTCCTACTTCATCAGCAATCATCAATAATAGCAAACCATAAGATGCGATATTAAATGGTAATCCTAAAAATGTATCTACACTTCGTTGATTCCACATTAAAGATATTGCTCGTTTAGGTGTTAATTCATAATACTTGTCATCAAAATCAGGTATAAGTTCATCGTTGAATTCCATACCAGTTTCATAGTTCTTATTGAACCAAATTCTATATCGTTCTTTATTACTTAATTCTCTTGTATAAATTTGAAATCCATAATGACAAGGAGGTAATACCATTTGGTCTAACTCACCAACATTCCAAGCATTCACCATTAATCTTCTACTATCTGGATTTGCTTTGAGTTCGTTGATTAGGTTTGAGATTTGGTCTATGCCATTCCAATTTCTCCATTGCTTACCATATATAGGTCCCAGTTCACCATCTGTTCTTCCACTCTTTTCATAATCACCATCCCAAATATGACAATTATTATCATGTAAAAATTTAATATTAGTATCGCCTCTTAAAAACCATAATAATTCTGTTACCATAGTTTTCCATGCCATCTTCTTTGTAGTAAGTAAAGGGAAACCCTCACTCATCTTATGTCTGATTTGTCTACCGAATACCGATATAGTACCCGTTCCGGTTCTATCTCCTTTCTGAATACCATTATCTAAAATATCTTGTAGTAATAGTTGATATGATTTATCCAAATTATTCTTCATCTCTTCTCATTAATAAATTATGAATAGGTGTCCAAATACAATATACACCACATGCTTCTAAAAAATTTAGTTTTGGAAAATATGGAACGATTTGAGTAACATATGATAATGCTAACCCTACTACACAAGTTACAATGGTAACATTTAAAATTAACTGAATTCTTTCTTTCATTTTATTTTGATTATAATTGTAACAAATATACGAAAAGTTTGTTACAAAACCAAATAAAAAAGGGAGAATTTCTTCTCCCTTAATTTTTTATGCCAATAAATGGTAATATTCTTTAAAGTGTTTGATACGGTCTGCCAATCCAATTGTACCACCATTTACTCTTTTCGTAATTGATGTTACTACTGCATCGGTTGCACCACCATCAGCCATCTTATGTAATCCGTTTTTAGAGAAGAACCACGCTGCTGATAATAAAGCGTATTGAGATGCCACCTTATCAGGGTTTGCACATATATCTTCACCAATTGCTTTACCAAATGCGGTATAGTTATCCTTTCCTGTCAATTGAATATATCCTCTACCTCTAAATTTGTAGCCATCACCACTTGCTTCCAATCCGTTACCCATTCTACCGCCATATACTTTATTTGCAATCTTTTGTGGGTTTCTAGCGTAAGCCGCAGCCGCTGCTTCAGTTGGGAAATACTTTTTAAATATACCATTCAAACCTTTTGCTGAATAGTTTAAGTTTTCTTGTGTTGCTCTGAATCCACCACTCTCATGTCCACATTGTGCTAAAAAGTGTGCTAATCTTAATGGTGTGTTGATTTGGAATTTTGCTGCCGTATCAGGAATCATTGCGATTACTGCATCTGGAATATGTCCTTTTAATTTATCCAACTTCAGTCCACCAACAGGTGCTATTGGAGCAGGTTCTACTGGTGCTATTGATACACCACTTTGACCCATAATCATTTCCCAAGTTTTAGGCCCAACTACACCATCGGCAGTAAGTCCGTGCTTTGCTTGAAACTCTTTTACTGCTGCTTCGGTTTTAGGTCCGAAGTTAGTTACTGCGGGTGAAATACCTAATTTCTCCTGCATTAATTTTACATTCTCGTTGTTATCTCCTTTTTTAAGTAGCATAGTTATTTATTTAATATTTGGTTACAACTTTATAATCAATTATAGATATTGGTTTAACAATGATTTCGTTCCATAAAGAAGTTTTATTTTCTTTACATTTTTCCCAATTTCTACAAAGATTGTTCTCATTATCAGGATAAGAGAAACGGAATAAATTAGCCGCTCTATTTCCTTTATCAGTTGCGAATGATTTCACATCTGATTGAAATGCTGCTACCAACTTACCTTTTAGTTTAACCAAAACATTACTTTCTTTTCTAAAGAACTCCTTTTGTTGTACAGTGAAAGTTGATAGTGCGTAAGTGTAACCTGATTGTAAACTATCTACCAAATTTTTCATACCTTCGGCCGATGTCCAATGCATCGTTATAACCTCCGTATCGGAGTTCCCATAAGTATCTTCAGTAAATTGTTTATCTAATAAAATATAAGGTTCTATACCACCTCTACTTTGAAAAAATGCTATCTTATCATTTTCTATATTAGTAATATATTCTGCAAATTCATCGGATAACCCCCAAACTCTATGGTTTATAAAATCTTCGATGAAATCTAATACATTCTTTTTTGTAAGGTCTGAATATAATTCAGTTTCAACGTATAATTGGTATCCGAAATATTTGTTTATTAAGGTAACTAATTCAGCGTTATCATCAATCATACCACCTCTAACATCGTATCCCTGCTTTTGTAGTTTAAGGAATTCATTGGCAATACTTTCCCACTCACTTATAGTGTGGAAAGTTGCTTCTGGTTTCTGATATCCTCTAACTGGGTACATATTATTTTGTGATTGGTTGTGGTCCTCCAGCTGCGCCCGTATCGGCTTTCTTAGCTCTAATACCCATTTTTTCTGCAAATGAATTTGAACGTTTTACTAAAGGTTCGATTGGTTCATCGATTACCCTAACATTCATTGGGATTTGATTCTTTGGATTAGAAGCGTTGTGTGCTACAACTGCCGCCCATCTATGATGTCCATCCAATACATATCCATCATTGGAAACGTATATAGGTGCAGTTATCTTCTCATATGCCGGGTGGTTTTTATCAGCTAACACTTTACTCATTCCTGCTACCTTAACCCCTACAAGCTCACTTTGTGTTGCTTTTAAACGGTCTGGAGGAACTGATGTAGGTTCTGAAACTTTAATACCATCTTTCTCTAACATTTGTTTAAAGAATTCTTCGGTATCCGCTTCACCATTATTATCTTTTGGAAGTTTATCGGCAGGTGAACCTGGTACAGGCGTTCCTTTGAATTGTGGCATATCCTCTCTCGGAATGCCTTTGTTACCATCACAATATAAGTTCGTACCTGGAATTGAAACCTGACATAAATTGAAGTTTGGTGCTTTTTCACCTTTCTCCTTTGCCTGATTACCTAATTCTGCCAACTTATCTACAATAGTAGAAATTTGTTGTCTTTCAATTGGAGATACCTGTGATAGAGATTTATTTGAAAAATCTGCATTCGGCATTAAATCTTTCAACTTAGGTACGCCACCACTATTGCCCTTTTCAGCTGATGATTTGAAATCAGAACCACTTAGTTTCTGTCCTTGTGGTTTTTGTTGTTGAGGTTTTTGTGGAGTTGGTGTAGATGGTTTATCGCTTGTTGGTAGTTTACCACCATTAGCTGATTTTGCTTTATCAATTTCCGCAGGAGTAGGTTTGTCATGTTTAGATGGGTCAAAATTTTTAACCACATAAACATTACCCGTTTTTTTGTTTTTTACAACATCTTCCTCCCTTAGTAGTGATTTAAGTCTTATCATTTTATCTACCTTGTCCTCTATATCTTTTTGGTTTTTGGTCTTTAGGTCCGTAAGATTTCCTAGCCTTACCGGTAACTTTTTTACCAAAAGAAACTTTTTGGGAGCTTGAAGCTCCACCTTTAGCCTTTGCCATGTAAAAATTTAGTTATTCTCTGATGAATGATTGATTACTTCTTAGTTGCTTTCTTAGCTGCAGGTTTTTTAACCTTTACTTCTTTTGCAACTTTCTCAGCTACTTCAGCTACTTTTTTAGCTTTAGCTGCCGTTTTCTTAACAACTTCTTTAACTTCCTCAATTGGTTTTTCAATTGCATCAGGAATGTTGTTGTTGTTAGCGTCTTGAATTTTTCCTTTTTTCATTAGGAAGTAAGTAATTCCACCAGCTACAGCTAATACAATTACTACTAATAAAAGTGTACTCATTGTTTGTTTGTTTTAGTGAACGTTTTAAGTAAATATAAATATAAAAAATTTTAGTTAAACTTTAGTCCGTAAAATTCATAGTTTTTATGAACTGATTCTTCATCATTCATAGCTATTGCTTCGGCTTCATCTCTATAAATTGCATCAACAGGACATTCTGGCACACAAGCGCCACAATCAATACACATTGATGGGTCTATATAGACTTGCTTAGTTGCTTTTTCTTCATCACTCATTGAATATATTTCTTGTCCACGTTTATCTATATAAATAGGTCCGTTTATACAATCAACTGGGCATACATTTATACATGCCATATCCAAACAACCAACGCAATTTTTACCAATAATAAAACTCATTATTTACCAATTAACCAAGATGATGATTGAATTTTATCCCCCAATCCGAAAACCAATTCTATACCTAACTTCTCACATATTTCTTTTTCTCCGATAGTATGGACAGTTTGGTCTCCACCATTAGTAAATATAACCCTATCAAATTTTGAACCCATTTGATTATATATAAACTCAATAGATTTCTCAACTAATCTACTATTTTCATCAATGGATACCATTGCTTCATCTACTGCCTTTATATTCCTAACAACCAATAATCTTTCATCCTCATTCATAAATTCTTTCGAACCTTTCATCAATCTCTGATAATCATTATTGACTATTACAAATAGAAAATCCCCAACCGCTTTGGAGCGATTGAGGTATTCTATATGTCCTTTGTGAATCGGATTAAAATATCCACTAGCTATAACTAATGTTTTAATCTTCGCCATAAAGTGAAAAACGTTTTACAGGAACTTCTACTTCTTCTTCTCTTATGATTTCAACAGTTCCTTTTCTTGCTTCAATATAAAAGTTGGTATCACCATTTACCTGATACCAAGCCTCTAACGCATCGGTGAGAGATGGATATACTACCGAATGTGTTAAATGTGCACTTGCAGCAAATATCCATCTATCGCCAGGCGGAACTCTTTTTAAGACTAATTCTTTTTCTTGCTTAATTTCTTTTTCCATTATTAAAATACTTCAATGATTTTAGTTTCAGAAACTTTAACCACTTCATACTCTAAATTAACACCCTCTGCTACGAACTTTTTAACTAACTTAGCTTCTGCTTCCGTTACCGATAGTGCATCTACCAAATAGTTTTCTTTGTTCTTTTTTACTTTACCTTTCGCATCTTCTACTTCTACTGCGACTAATACTGAATAATACTTTGCCATAACTTTTGTTTTTTATTGTTTACGATAATACAAATATAAGATTAATTTTTCAAATTACCAAATGAAAATGGGAGAATTTATCTCCCATTTTTTTATTTTTTTGTTTCTTCAACTGAAGCCGTTCTATATTCGGTTACTAACTTTTTCAAGTCACCAATCGCCGTACGGGCGTTCTTTTGAGATACCTTTGTTGTTTTGTTGTGCTCTTCTACAAATGTGTTCCATAACTTGTTCATTTGCTCAAACAACTCCTGCTTTTTGCTCATAGTTTAATTTTTATTTGTTAATAATAAGGAATTATCTTCCCCTTTTTCTCCTAAGTTCCATTTCCTTTATGTACTTAGCTGTGTATTTGTTTTCAACCGAAATGGGCCCATTTGGTTGTTTATTCAAATCGTATTTCCAAATAGAAACACAATCTTCATCTTCAAATACATATTCGAATTTCTTCGGTTTTTCTGTTTTACTATTGTTTTCTTTAGTATTTCTCATACTGCAAAACTTTCTCCACATCCGCAAGTTCGGCTAGCGTTTGGATTTATGAATTGAAAACCTTTACCATTTAAACCATCTGAAAATTCTAATTCAGTACCGAATAGGTATAGTAACGATTTATTATCTACTAATATTTTTACACCTTTATCTTCCGCAAGTGTATCGTTTGGTTGTTGGTCAGTATCAAATGAAAGGTCATAAGATAAACCACTGCAACCTCCACCTTTAACTGATACTCTCAAATAAGGCGTTTTAAAACCACTTTCTTCTATAAGTGATTGTACTTTTTTTGCTGCTGATTCTGATACGGTAAGCATTATACATGAGTTTCTTCAAATACTATTGGAGTTTCACCATTCTTTACTCTATAATCATTTATAGCGGATTTAATAGCATCTTCTGCTAATACACTACAATGTATCTTTACGGGTGGTAGAGCTAATTCCTCAACCAAATCCATATTATCAATTGTTACCGCTTCATCTAAACTCTTTCCTTTTAACCATTCAGTTGCTAAGGAAGATGCTGCGATTGCCGAACCACATCCAAAGGTTTTAAACTTAGCATCAGTTATGATACCTTCGTTCACCTCAATTTGTAATCTCATTACATCACCACACTCTGGAGCACCTACTAAACCCGTTCCTACATTGATTTTAGATTTGTCCAAAGTTCCTACATTTTTAGGATTTGCGTAATGGTCTAAAACTTTTTCACTATATGCCATATTATCTTATTTACTTTTATAAATATACGGAAAATTATCCAATTTGCCAAGTCCTCATACCAAATTTATTCCATGTAAATGGTTGATGGTATCCCATTTTCAATTCATCTAATGCTTTTATAACATCATATTTTGTATTGTTTGGACAATAGAAAAACATAAATCCTCCACCACCGGCACCACTTATCTTACCACCTGTGGCTCCTGCTTTCAATGCGGTTTTATATAATAGTTCTATTTCGGGCGTACTGATTCCCTTTGCTAATAACTTCTTTTGCTGAAATCCGTAATCTAATATCTCACCCAATTCATCTATATTTCCTTTGATAAGGCAATCTTTAATCATTTTTGCCTGTTCTACTAATGCATGTAATGATAATAGTGATGTAGTATTATTATCTGCCATTTTTTGTACCTGCTCCTCTAAAACATCTGAGCTATTACGGGTAAAATTGGTAAAATACAAAACTATATTGTTTTCAATTTCATCTTGCACTCTATCTCTAATTCTGATTGGGTTTACGATTACATCATTTCCTCTAAACTCCATATAATTGAATCCACCAAATGCTGCTGCATATTGGTCTTGCTTACCACCATTCTCTTTTAACTCAACTCTCTCAATTTGAATTGCCATTTCAGCTATATCGTACTCACCCAAAGGTAGATTGAATAATTCCATATAAACTCCAATAAGAGAAACTATAAGAGTAGATGAAGTGCCCAAACCACTTCCAGTAGGTACATCCTGATTCGTAACTATATCATACCCAATAGGTTCTATTTTGAATCGTTTACAAATGTGATTGTGAGTTGCTTTAAACAACTTTAATCCATAAGAACAATCTAACTCACTACTAAATTCATGCTCTTCGTATTCATCCTTATTTACCCATTTAAACGTAACTTTGGTATCATCTCTTAATTGTAAAGATGTATGGGTGAATAAACGAATTGTTGTATTGATTACTGCACCAATATGTGATTTGGTATATTCTGGCATATCAGTACCACCCCCACCAAAAGAAATTCTAAATGGAACTTTACTCCTGTATATTTTCTTCTTCATCTAAATGATATCTTAATGGGATTTTTTTAATTTTGATTCTATTATCTCCTGCTAATAAAAAATAGCAGTTGTAACATAGTGGTCTCACATTATCTATATGTCTATTATCTATGTTACCATCTAAGAAATCTAAAATTATTGGAGCTTTATTGTCGGTAATCCTTCTTTCGGAATAACTACAACAGCTGCATATTTCAGGAACCAATCCACTTTGAAATATTTTGTTTTTATATTTCCAAAGTGGTATATGATTATGCATACCTTCTAATAACTCTTCCGCAGGATATTTTTGTTTCCTCGCTCCAAACGTCTTTTTTATACCAACTCCGGTTGGGTTTTTTAAATCCTCAAATATGCCATACAACTTTGCATATTTTTTGTAAGTATTATAAGATATCCCCAACACTCTAGCCGCTTCCATTGCTGAATTGGAGTTTTGCTGAGCTGCTTTGATTTGTGATTCTAATATAGGTTTTGCCCCTAATCCTCTTTTTGTGATACTTTGCTTTAGATTCGGAAAGAATCCTTCTTCATTATTTTCTATGTCCATAACATTATTTTGATATACTATAAATATAAAAAAATAATATTTCTACACAATTATGGATATTAATTTTGAAAAAGTTTCATCGGGAGATGCTGATGTATCCAAATCTACATAAAACTGAATAGGTGGTTCATAATCCAAAGCGAAGAATGATTCTCTACCCCTCATTTTTTTAGTGTGGCAGTATATTTCTTGTACTTTACAATCAGATTTAAGTTTTTCTCGCATTTCTCTATATGGAGAAACTAAACTAATTACAACATCAGTATCACAACTATCTAAATATTTTGCGATATCAAATGCTTTTTGAATATTTTTTTCTCTACCTTCTTTTGAGTAATCTTTATTTGGGAATAGTTCTCTTAATTGGTCGCCATCAATATGAAATACAGATTTACGCCAATTTTTTTTATCCGTTTGTAACCAATATTGTAACTTTTTAGCCAATGTAGTTTTTCCACTTCCCGGCTGACCTGTGAATAGGTAAATCATAACTATTTCTTTTTTAATGCAAATTGTGCTGCTTTATATGCTTTTGTATCTTTATCGTATTTTAATGCTGAACCTAATTTAATCATTTTACCCGTTTCAGGATTTTTGATTTTCTTTTCTAAATCCATTTTTGGTAATAAATTTTTTAGTTTCATATTTCTTTTTATATCACTTTTACCTTTTATAAAATCTTTTTCTTTTTTGTTACTCTTAGTATCATCTTGCTTTGGAGCTGCAGGTGTTTCATGTTGAACGTGTCTTACCTTTAGTGATATCTTTGGGTACTTTTTAGCCAACGCTTTTACAGCTGCTACGTTTTTATGTGAATCATCTATAAAGAAAACATCATCTACTCCACTTTTTATCTTATCTTCAATCCAATCTGCTTTCTTTTGTGGGTCTGCATCTGCTAAAGCAACAACGAATATATTATCTATTCCAACATCTTTTAAATAATCTTTAACAGGTCTATATGAACTTCTTGCTGTTAATATAACAACATCAGAACCACCCACTCTTATAATATTTTTAAGTAAACGAGTTACTCCTTTAATTTCTTGAGGTCTTTTAACACTTTCAAAATCTGAAAAATCAAATTTATCACCTTCTTTTGGTTCATATATAGCATATTCTCCAGGTGTTAACTTTGAGTTTTTTCCATCTTTATGAGTAATGTAAATATGTGATTTAGTCTTAACTAATGTATCATCAAAATCAAATACTCTCAATTTCTTATCCCCCTTAGCTTCGTTCATAGGTATGAAAGCAGATAGCATTGGGTTGGAATATACTTTTCCAAACTCAACTTCAAATCCGTTATACACACCTTTTGTGAATCTATTTCTAACCATTTAATGTGGCCTTCTTTGGTTTAGCTTTTTTAGAAAGTTCTTCGTTTTCTCTTGTAAGAAATTCAACTTTAACACTCAATGCTGCAACTTGCTTAGTCAAATCTAAAATCATACCTCTCATCTCATCTTTTTCTTTCGATGATTGAGCCAATAATGCTTCTAACTTTGCAATGCGGTCTTTACAATCGTGTCTGATGAAATCATCATCTCTTTCTTTACGCATTGCTCTTTTTTCGTAAAATCTGAATGCAGTAGTACCACCTAATACAGTGATTGCAGTTATTAAAACTGAATAAATGTTTTCCATTATTCTCCGTCTAATTTATGAAAGCCGGTATTGGCTTGATTAATAAAATTTTGTGCTTGTGAAATATGGTCTTGAATCCAACCAGGTAAATTCGTTTCTTGTTCACCAACTTTACCTTTAAGTTCGGTTGCGTTTCTTATGATATCATCCAATTGACCATTAGCCATACCAACTTCGTGGTCAGTAGTTTCAGGTCCTTCGCTTATTTTGTGTCTAAGTAATTCAGTCATTTTATTGAATACTTGCTCACCACCCGATTCTCCTAATCTGTATGCGCCGCCTAATTTTTCGTAAATTTGTATTTTATTTTTCATTGGCAATTCTTTTTCTGCCAATTTTTTCCAAATTTTTGGATGCGTTACTTCAAATTTCATATTTTTTCTTTTTGTATATACGAATATAAATATTGAAAAAATTCAGAATGTCCAAATTTTGAGAAATGTCTATCACTATTTTTCTGCCACCATTCTGTTTTTTTATCAATATATGGTTTGAACCACGCATCACCACCATTTGGATTTGGTATAAAATGCTCTTTATATTGATTTTTCATAGTATCAAATGCATGAACTCCTTGTATAGAATCTAAGCACCAAAAATTAAAATTTATATTCATTTGCTTCATTATTTTGAATATAAACAAATATTGTTCTAATAATTGCTGAATATATCTTTTATATCCATCTTCATCTTCTAAACGTTTAGTATAAAAATCTATCTCATAATCAAATATACCTTTATCTAATAGTTGCTCCTTCGTATTATGTAATATATCTACTCCACCATTTTTATAAAAGTCATATGTTCTATTAAAAAATGTTAACCCTATAATTACAGTATGTGCATCATTTGGATTAAAGTTTCTATAAATCATTTGTAATAGCCCTTGATTTGATATTCCAGCGTGTCCTTGGTCAAATATTTCTAATTGTAATTCATCTCTAAGTAAATAGGGCCAAGAGAATTCTTTTTCAACATTTGAACCATCTGTTGAATAATTTGTAGAAAATGAATCCCCATAAATGTATAACTTATTTTTCATTTGGATATCCTATAAATGATAATATACAATATCTATTTTTGTCTCCGATTACTTCTGTAACAGTGTGTTCTATATCAAATTCTTTTAAATCTAAAATAGCTATATTTCCAATTTTTGGTATAACTTTTTCAGATTTATTTAATATAAGAATTCCACCATTTTCTTCATCGTATTCTTCATTCAAATAAATTAAAACAACACACAACCTACCATCTACTTTTCCATCTTTATGGCTTTGTAAAAAACAACCATTACCATACATTGTAAATTGTGAGTTGAATTTTAATGGCTGTGTATCATCTACATCGTAGAAATATCTGGCAATCTTATTAAAATATGGTTTAAAATAATTTTGTACATCCATTTTTTTATCAGCTGCATTCCAATACCAAATCTGAAATAAATCTTCTTTCAAATACGAATTTCTTATATAGTTTTTTATTTTTTCAGCTTCTTCGTGTGTATCAGCATCGTGCATTGACCCTCCCGTTCCATTAAAAATATCTGATATCACAATATCATCCATTAAATCTCTGTTGGTTATATCAAGCCTAATACCTGACATCATTTTTTTGTATTCAGAATCATCCGAACCTATCATATGTTTTTTTATACCCGATTCCATTTTTTCATCAAAATCTGAAATATGGAAATGACAATATCCTTCTGTTTTTAATTTATTTTTTAATTCTTCTTTAGTCATTTTTTACTAAATTTTTTTTATCAAATGGAAAACAAATTATAGTATATCTTTCTACATCGTTTACTACTTGCTCAACTTGATGGTAGATATCAAAATTTTGTAAGTCTATAATAGCCACAGTTCCAAATTCAGGAATTACTTTATAATCAATACCATCATCTCCTCTTAAAATTAAATTACCACCATCTTCTTCCTTCCAATCTTCATTAAGATACACTAACATAGATGCATAATTTTTAACAGGACTTTTACCATCAATATGGTCATTTAAAAAGCATCCCTTATTATATAAAGAAATACTTATATCTAAGTTTAAATCGGTATCATCATCTATATCATAAAAATATTTGGTAAGTTCTTTGAATAGTTTTCTCAAACTATTACTTCCATGTGTTGGATACCCATATAACCATATTTGAACTATATCATCTTTTTTTAAAGATAAAATTTTTTCATCTTTGAGTTTATTAGCTTCTTCGAATGTTTTACAATCTCCATTTATACCTTGCTCTTCTACTGATTGGACAAAATCGGCCCTAAGATAAGTCATATTTTCTCTTTGAGATTCTATTTTATTACATTTGTATTTACTTACAATATCATATAATTCTGAACTCAATTCGGCAATATTAAAACTACAATATCCATTTTTATGGAGATGTTCTTTTGCTTCTAAAATATTCATATTAATTTATCTAATTCGGATTGAAAATTATCAAATGCTTTCTTTTTAAATTCTTCTTTTCTATCAATTCTATTTATGATAGAGTCGTAATGTTTTCTATTTCTATAAATATAGTTCTCACAAACAATATAATTTTTTAATTTAAATTGATATATGTTTGCACCGCTTTGGTTTAATTTTTCAATACCCCACATCAAAAATGTATCATCCGGTCCGTATGCGCCCATTGATTCTGGTAAAGGTATTCTATCTAATAAAGGTTTTGATAAAAGAGTGAACCAACCTGCTCCAAATTTTGTCTTTGGTTGACCAGGTACATTATTAAACATAGTTTCTAATTCAACATCACCTACTTCACCACTTTCTGCAAATGGATTATTTGTTTTACAATAATCTAATGGTTTATCCATATAGTTTTGATTAACTAAACAATCCCAAGTAGTATCCCAATATTTAACTATTTCGGGAGTTATGAAGTATTTATCAACAATAGGGTCAGTTTCTTTTAATCTATCAATACTTGCTTCCAAATAATAAAGAATTTTATCATCAAAACAAATATCAGTATCTAACCAAATGAAGTGAGTTGCATCTTTGCATTCCGTATGTGCATATCTTTTAGTTTGGAATGCACCAAAGATTTCATCTCTAATTTGATAAGTTGATTTCCCCGCCCAATCGGTTAGTGGCTTTAATGAATTAAATCTATCAATAAAAAATTGTTTGTCTACTTTTGAATTTTCCCAATCGAATAGGTAATCGGAAACTGAAAATGAAATATAAAATTCATAATTGTTTCCATCTACGAATTTAGATGCTTTATTCAAATCTACCAATACTCTTTCTAAATCATCCAACTCATGTGGCATTACGAAAGATGTAATAACTATTTTTTTCATTTGTATTTGTTTTCTATTAAATATTTCAATTCTTCATTTCTATCATATTGATGAACTAATACATATGGTACTTCTCCATTCATAACAATTTCATTTTTGATAGAATATGTTTTCTTTTCAAATCTAGTATCTTTTGTTAATGTATCTACTTGTAATGCAAAATCGGAATTTAATTCAATTTTGTTTGATAATAAACTATTATTGATTATTAAGTTTAATGCACTTTGGTCTGTAAAATGTCTTGTATCTCCAGCTTGTGATACCAACCATACTAATTGTAATAAATCTTTTACTGATTGATATTTTCCTGCAATTACACCCACATTTGCTACTACGTTTTCTTTTATCAAATCCCAAAATATAGGGCCGTATCCTTCGTGAATATTTTTATGTGCCCAAGGCTCATCTTCATTTTTAATACATTCGGATGCTACTATAATTTCAGAATTCAAATTATCGGATAACCAATTAGATGGATTCGTTTGCCATACTATATCTCTGACATCAGTTGTTATAATGCGATTCCATTCTCTTTCATCGTTTTGTAAAAACCACCACATATCAATTAATCTTTTCATATGCGGATGCCCTTGCAATTCTGCACCATAACATTCCCAACCTTTTGAGGAAAGATATTCAATAGTTTCTTGTGGTAAGTTATAACATATCATTATTTTATCACCTTCAAATCCACTATCATTTAAGGATTCCACATATATCTTAATCTTTTCTGGCAGATAGTTTGCTATTGCTGATATAACTAAATCTTTCATTATCTTCCGTATTTTTGCCAATCGTTATGCATAAATAATCCTTCATTATGTCCTACTTTATAATTTTGTTGAACCCACCATTTACCTATATTTCCTTCTAATGCAATCCCTTCTCCTGCAAATGGTTTAACAACATCCAAATAAAATTGTTTCTTATAAAGACATGGATTGTTTGTCCAATTACCATATCGAGAAGTAGTCCAAAACATATCTTCTGATTTTTTAATAAACTCTGGAAACTCAATATCAGGTTCACACCAATGTAGTGAATCTAATAAGTGTGGCGATTGAGCACCAATCTCATCATCATAATAAGTTAATTCCTGTCCTTTATGTCTAAATGAAAAATGTGGGTTACCTGGATTCTTTCTGTGTCTTAGACGAACTACATCCATCCCCAATTCAATTGCTGATATACTTCTCTTTAATGTGGTGTATGTAGTTTCTTTATCTTCAATCAAATTCCAATCATGTTCTAAAACCAAAACATAATCCGATTGTGCATTTTCAGTAAGTCTTATGAATCCCTTACCAATTCCAATGTTAGATTGTAAAGCAATGAAATCTAATCCAAAGTGTCTAGCTATTTCAATATCTTGCATAGTTGATTCTTGAAATAAAATAGTTACATCATTTACTATATCAAATAATCCATTATTATGATATGTTGTTAAGGTATCTACTAATACTTGTCCGCTATGCCACGAAAGTATTCCGATACTAATTGGTAATTTATCCATGTACAAATAATTTTAAAAAGTTAACTTGGTCTTTTTGCTTTCTTTCATCCCATTGTTTTTCATCCGAAGTTGTACTCATTTCGGTTTCCACTTTAAAATTTCTTAAAATACCTTTTGGTGTGGGGTTTATATCTTTAATAAAATTATCTCCATACCATATTTTAATATTTTCAGGAATATCAATCCAATGTTTTTTATATAACATAATAAAACATCCCCAACCCCAATCGTTTATGCCAGGTCTCCATACATCAATATATGGTCCTCTATCTTCATCGATAGGTTCTTTATAGTTTCCTTCGCCCATACCAATAATTCCGAATTGAGAAAGAACATCTTCGGTAATTACTCCAAAAATATTTGCATCAAAATTAATATCATCGTTTAATAATGCTATACAATTATTTTTAGAAAGTTTAACTCCTAAATTCCAAGCTGGGTTTACATATATGTTTTCATTCGTTTGAACTAATTTTACTTTATCCAATGCTTCAAAGTATTCGAAGAATTTACCACCATTATCTATTAGTATAATCTCATCAACATATTCACATTTTATTAAATCAAACAATAATTTATTAATTCTGTTTGATTTCCAAAGCGTTGGTATTACGATTGTGTATTTATCCATTCTATAAATCTTTGTGGTGTTATAATATTCATCATTGTCCATTGATTTAGTCTGAAATATGAATATGTTTTATAATTTTCAGTTAGTGGATGATATGGGATATTTGTACCTCTACGAATAATTGCACAGCCATAATCAGTATTAACTACTTTTATATCTAAATCTATTCTTTCAACTCTTAATTCTGCAATTGCTTTCCACACATCTCCTGTCCATTCTCTTCCGTGGTCATCTCTTGCTTGCATATCTTCGGTAGATGGTAAACAATCGTGACAAACTATTGTACCATTATCTGATAAATGATTAAGTGAATTTTCAATGTCCTTCAAAACCTGGTCATCGTGATGCAATCCATCTATAAAAATTATATCGAACTTTACATCATCTGAAATTGAATCAAAGTATTCATCGGATGTTCCAACGAATGTTACCTCACCTCTAGGAAATGGGTCAATAGAAACTTTACATTCCGCATTTACTTTATCAAAATTAGATGATGGGTCTTGTGTTCCGACTTCTAAGTACGATTTGTATCCGTATTTTGATATTAAAACGTTAATAATATCTGTTCTTTTCATTATAAATTATTTAATTTTTCTAAATCATTTGAGCAAAGTATATCTGAAATTTCGTTTATTTCATTTTCGGATTTGTCCCACCACTTTAATTCCAAAAGTTTGTTAATAACTTCATCACTAAATCTTTTACGAATTTGTTTTGCCGGATTTCCTGCTACTATTGTATATGGTGGAACATCTTTTGTTACTACACTATATGCCCCAACAGCTGCCCCATCACCTATTTTAACTCCGCTCATTATAACTGCATTAGTTCCCAACCATACATCGTTTCCAATCGTAACATCACCTTTTGTTGCGGGATGTCCGTGGTTTTTTTTAACTTTTGGAAATTCGTTTTCTCTAATATGCCCAAATGGATAGGTTGTAAACCAATCCACTCTATGGTTTGCTCCTAAAAATACAGTTACACCTTCTGCGATAGAGCAAAATTTACCTATTCTTAAAGTTTTACCTTCACCTCCATGTATTATTTTTATACCATCATGCCCATATGTGTTACTTCCTACTTCTTTCATATGCTGCTATTAATTTATCTACGACTTGTATTTGTGTATAATTATGTAATACCTTCATCATACCATTGTGTGCGATTCTTTCTCTCTCCTCTTCGTTTTCATTGTAATAGTTCATCTTTTCTATACAATCAAACATATCATCATAATACACAATATCTTCACCATCTATAAACATATCTCTTAATCCGGTTTCAGGCGATAAGTTATCAGTTAGTACCATTTTACCACAAGCCATTCCTTCAAAAATTCTACGAGTGATTTCTTTCCATCTACTATTCTGAATAACCATCATACCACTATTTAGGAATTCTGTATGTTCCTTTGGTCCTAATCCATTTCTATTACCAACTGCTCCCTCTGCCCAATGTGTAAGATAATCTAAAAATTCCGAATTACCAATTCCTCTCGTAGTCACTGCAACATACTTAGGTTCTAAATTCATAGGAAATTGAACTTTGGTATCAGCGAAGTGATTTATCCATTCCGCATTTATACCTTTTTTAATATACTCATCCGCGCATCTTTTATCGGGTGTGATTGTGTAATGGAATCTATCTGCTTTTGGAGAGTTTCTTTCAAAGTTTTGTGGGTCATCTCCACTTTCTTGTATCCAAAATGCCGGAACTAAATCCTTATTAAGATATTGCGAATCAAATCTACCCCAATCCATAAACAATACTATATCCGTTTGTGGTTTAGAATCTACCCAATTCTTTAAATCCGTATCATTTGTTTTGATTATATTAACTTGCCAATTTCTTTCTTTGAATTCATTTACCAAAGCCATCGGGGTTGACCATATCTCACCATCTTTGTAATCGTATATGAATGTTATCTTATTTTGCATATTCTTCTCTTTTAAATTGGATTAAATAATGGTTCTCACCTTCTCTATTATATGGTGAATATGGTTTCCAATTAATTCCATTTTGTATATACTCAACTTCTGCATTAAATCGATTATCTTTATTTTTTTCTATTTTTATTGTTTTAGCATATTCGGATTTCATCCACCAAAAGTTGCCTGAATATATTCTCCATTTTCCAGCTCTACCTAATAAAACACCATATGTATTAAAATCAGTTTTTTCAAATATTTTAAATACATCTATTACCCTTTCTATATTAAAGTAATTCATCAGGTGTCTCCAATTTTTAACATTTTCATTGGATTGTTTAGATGCGCCTTTTGTGTGAAGATACAAAATATAATCAGAATCTCCAAATTTATCTTTATCTTTTTCTATCAAATCCAATGTAACAAATTCATTTCCTCGTACACGAACATCTCTTATATTATCAAATTTTTCAAATAAATGAGATATAGAATGGTTATCTTCACCAATAGAAATTCCTATATTTAAATTATAAGGAAATTCAAAATGTTTTTTTATTAGATTGTACTGCTCATCTATTATGGATTCAACCCCATCTATTGCATATATGTGATAATATATGTGAACCATTATAACGTATCGTAATAGTTATTTTGTTTTTCTTGTCTTTCTATTGTTTTTGGATGCTTAATACAATAAATTTCGTCTGTAGGAAATGCAGTATAGTTTTCAAAACCACCTATTCTTTCGTGCACTTTACCAACCCACCCAATAGTTTTTTTATTTTTATAGATACGGGTCTGAACATCAGGAAAGTTAACCCAACCTTTTTCATTTACATTCCATCCCCATTTCTGAATATGTGTATCAGTCAATCCTTCTACTGTATTTATTCGAGGAACTACTATTAAATCTTTATCTGTATTTGAATCTAATAACATTTCCATATTTACAATTAAATCCGGCGTAAGATATTCATCCGCATCTAATTGAAATATCCACTCACCCTTGCATTGTGAGTTTAATAAATTTTTCCATTGTGCAAAATCATTATCAAATTCGGATTCAATCAATGTAATATGGTCTGCGTTTGCTTGCAACTCTAAATACTCTACTAATTCAGTAGGTGCTTTAGGAGTATCTAATAGGACTACGATTTCTGAATTTTCTTCTTTATAATTTAGTAATTGATTTACTAAACGAATTGTTTCTTCGACTTCATTACAAGCCGTTATTGCGTAACTTAATTTCATCTATATAACTTTTTAATTTATCAGTTGGTTGCCATCCTAATCTTTCAATGGCATCGTTATTAATTCTTAATGTTTCTCTATAATTACCTCTCACATCATCTACATATTCTTTTTTGATATCACCAAACATATTAGCGACTTCATTTAAAGAATAGTTTTTGCCTGTTCCTAATTCCCAAGCATCTTCGTGCTTCTCATCACTTTCTGCAATCCTAATCAATCCATCAACTATATCATCGATGTGTGTAAAATCTCTACGTTGCTCACCATCACCATGTATTTTGATTGGTTCTCCTTTTTTAATTGCTGCTCTCCATAAACCAATTACAGCTGCCATATGCGAATCTACTAACTCACCAGGTCCATATACATTATAGAATCTTACTATCTCCGCATTCAATTCATATACCCCCTTAAACATCTTTATCCATTCTTCCCCCATATGTTTACTCATAGCATATGGTGATAACATTGGATTATGATGTCTGGATGATGAACCAGCATAAATTAATTTAGATTTATTGTGATATGCGTATTCGGTAACTTGCTTTGTACCATCTACATTACAACTAAAAGTTAAAGTTGGGTTTTTAAATGATGGTTGAATTCTACTCAATGCTGCCAAATGGAAAATATAATCATATGATTTATTTTTAACATTATCCATAGCTCTAACATCACCACCAATAAAATTTACAAATGGATGAATCTTAGCTTCCTTTCCAATAGATAAGTTATCAATAACATCTACATCATATCCTCTTTTAAGTAACTCTGATGAAAGTGCGTTACCAACAAAACCTGCTCCGCCTGTAACTAATGCCGTTTTCATTAATCTTCGTTGTGTGGTTTATTATTTGTATAACTCCAAGCACTACCACTTGGGTATCCATAAGTAGTTGATGTACTTCCAAATCCAAATGGTGGATTAGCGTATGTAATAGAACCATATCCAGGCGTAGCTATAATAGTTCCACCACTACCAGATGATACTGTTAGTGTTGTACCTGGTTGAGCCGTTATTTTATATGGATTATACGGGTCTACATGATGTGGGTGTTGCCAAGTTGGAAATTGTTGTATGTTTGGAACTCCTATGCCTGGTCCAATTGGTGTACCAATCGTATCATTTACTTCTGCTAATTTATCTTTCAATGCATCCCATTGCTTTGGTGTGGGTGCGTATTCGTGGCAAGCTTCTACAAAACCTTTAAGCCAAATAACATATTCTTTTGAGGTCATACTAATTTATTTTTAATTATATATTCTTCTATCTTTTTTGCTACAACTATGTTACCATATTTACTTATATGGTTATCATCTATTACACCATTTGTTTCTTCATGTATTTGCAATTTTTCTTTTATACAAAAATGCTTTAATGATAAACCATCGAACAATAGACAATTTTCTGCAACTGAATTTATATCTTCTAATTTTCTTTGGTAATCACCCATTTCCCAAGCTGACCAAATTATTTTTGAACTTTTAGATTTAGCAAAAGAATCAAATAACTTTATGTTTCTAATTAATTGTTTTAATTCATCATTAAAATTATATATGTATTTCAAATAATTTTCAAATAGATTATATAATGGTCTATAAGATTCTTTATTTTCAAATGGTTGTGCTGAAAATTCTGGCATATTTAAATTGTGTTTTTTATTATCAACTTCATAATACCAATATCTACGATGTGATAGTGATAATATTACAAAATAAATTTCGTTAGAATTATTATCAATTTCTTTAAATAAAGTTTCTAATATACAATCGTTTGATGATTGTGATTTGGCTAAATTAATTATTGGAATATTTAAAGAACGTTCTAATATGGATGTGAATCTATTGTACTCTCTGTATGAGTTCAAAAAATTAATAATATCTCTTCTTTGTTCCGGTGTGGAATTTTTTGGCCAATACGTCAAAGGAACTTCAGTATTTTCTATGTAATTATAATAATCAATATTATCTAATCCGCCACCTTGTGTAAAACTACAACCAAAAAACTTTATCATAACCTACTATACGTTTCCTTTTTGTGATGCTTTATCTATACCAATTACGTTTACATTTTTAGGAGTCAATTCATTTACATCCATATTCAATTCTATAACCTTTCCAAAGCCACTTATTTTATAAGTTCTATAAGCTTCGTTTGTTATTATAGGTACTTTGGAAACTACGGATGAATAAAACTTTTTAGCCCCTCCTTTCATTTGTAATTTTTCTTCATCTTCGTTTACAAATTTACCAAAAAATCTTTTTATTAAATTTGGATTCACATTTGATACTTTTACTGCATGTACTATATCTTTTGCTTTAGATACAAACAATGTATAAATTATTGGAGCAGTTGTTTCACTAAATCTACCTTTTGTACCATCCACATATTCGTATTCTTTTATAAGATAAAACTTAGCTCTAACCATTTTTAATGGCGATATGAAATTCCTACTATCTATAAATTTTCTATATATTGGATTATAATTACTCATTATTTATTCAAAGGTTTTAATTTAGGTAATTGTAGTTGTTGGAATTTTGGTTGTATTTTAGTATAAATACCATAACCATTCAAAATACCATCGAACAATTTAGTCATTTTTTCTAAACTGAAATTTTGTTTGTTTTGCTTTCCTAATTGGAATGATGCTACTTTGTATTTATCATAATTCTTATAAACATCCTTAATTACAGGTAATGCTTTTGAAACATTAACATTAAACCATTGTGATTCTTTTAATAAGAATTGGTCAGCGGCAGATTCGTGTACGGGTTTTAATTCACCTTCTAATAATACCGCACCACTCTTTAAGAAATCCAAATGTCCACTCCAATTTGAAACAATTACAGGTTTACCTGTTAAACTAAATTCTAATAATGGTCTACCAAATCCTTCACCTTTAGTAAAGTTTAACATTGCTTTTACTTTTGGATGTTCGTATAATCCATTCATTTGTGCAGGTGTTAAGTCGCCATGCAACAAATAAATTGGAACTTGTCCATAATCTTTACCCAATGCTTGTTTTATTTTTTTGATAGTAGCTTCTCTATCCATTACACTAAATCCAGCTGATGATGTTTTTAGAATTAATGCAGGCTTTACTTTTTCATTTTTAAAAGCCATTGCGAATGTTTTAATCATCATTCCAACATTTTTTCTATCTTCTCCTAAATCACCTCTCAACCAATGTCCTACGAATAAAAATGTAAAATCTTCTTTTATTTCATCTAATTCGGAAATATTAGCAACAACTTCAGTTCCGAAATCTGCTTCATCAAAACCTTCAAAAAGAACCTCAACAGGTTTTTGAATCTTATGTTGAGCTATTAATTGTCCTGTTCTCTTATCTTGCTCATTATACACAGTATCTACTAAACTTTTTTTAGAATGCTCCGATGGAACTATGATTAAATCCATTCGATTACATCCATGTATCCAATCTAATGCACAATGTGTAGTTTCAATTGCTGCGGTGATTCCTATATTGTAAAAACCTAATGGTTGAAATTCGTTTGGAACAGTAACCTGTATGTATATATCTGGCTTTTGCTGCAGTGTTGGTATAATGTTATCTATAATCCATTTGTGAAATGGTTTATCGTAATTAAGTGCATCCATTGGAGTATTTCCCCAACGAGTACTGATTACTTTGATATCAAATTTATCTAATTTATATAGTGAATGCAACAAATCTCTAGCGTGGTCACCATATCCACTTCTCGTTGCAATTGGTGCTTGAAATACTAATGTTGGTTTCATATTATAACTCTATTAACTTAAATTTTTGTTTTGGTTTCCAATTTGCAAATGCGCCTTCCATACCTTCTACTAATGCATCACACATTGCTTCTAAACTTAATTTGCCTTCTCCTAAAAAGTGCTTTCTACCTTTTAATCCCGCTGCTTTTCTTTCTTCTCTACCCATTTGATAGAATTCCATAATTAATGGAGCTACATCCTGAAAATCAATCCTATCATCAAAAATATATGGAGTAGGAACTGAACCCGTTGTTGAACGAACTGGCCAAATTGGTCTTACCCAATCTCCCCAAACGTGTGTGTTCTTTTTGTAACGGTCATGTAATGAACCAATCTCTACATAATCTTCTGCAGTTAGTAGTTTACCATTACCTTTTTCTCTGAATCCACATTGGTCTTGTAATCCACCTGTAACCGTTACAATGATAGGAGTTCCAGCCATTACCGATTCTGCAGTTGCTAATCCAAATCCTTCATTAGATGCTACGTTGATTGTTACATCTGCCAAATTATAAAGATAGTTGAGTTCTGCTTCACTAAATTTATCGGGAACAAATATAACCTTTGAATCCGGCATACAATGTTCTATGAATGTAGGTAAATCAGTACCATGTTCTTGTACGGGTTCGGTGTGCATTAACATACATACCTTATCCCATTTATCTTCTGATAAATTTTTTCTAAACTCATCGAATGCCAACATAGCATCCATAGGTTGTTTTCTGCGAATATTTCTATTATTCCAATATAGAATAAATTCATATTCTTTATCACCAAATATTCTTTGTTTGAAATCAGTAGGAACATCTACTGGCTTATACAATTCGGAATTGATGCCATGTGGTACATAACTTACTTGCCAATCTTCTGGCTTCTTCCAATGTTTTTCTTTATCCCAACCCCAAACTCTACGGGTAATACCATAGGTTTGCTTTGAGATACAACCAATCCAATCACAACTTTCATAATAATCTCTATTGTACTTTGGGTCTGGCAAATCATCCCAAATGTGATAAAAGAATAGTGGAACTGATTGGCGGATTTCATGCTCAATATCGTACAGCCATAGCCAATATCTTGGGTCAGTAAAGTGTAGAATAGCATCCGGCTTTTCTGTCATCAATAATTGTCTGATTACATCAGCATTACCATATCCATCGAATGGATATACTTTTACATTAGCATCAGCTACGCCAGTTTGCTCCCTAACGCTTTCATTTAAATCTAATATTTTTCCAGCATCTGGATGTTTAATTGCTGCTCCTAATTGAACCCAATCGTATTTATCTACCGTGCCTAACACCAATTGTTTAGATACATTGGCTATACCACTTGTCATACGAAGGTCATCCGAAAGTAATAGGATTTTCTTTTTTGCCATAACTTATTTTGTTCTCTTAAAATTGTGAACCACTAATTTGTAATATAGTGTATTCGTTTAATTGTTTTCTAAATTCTTCGTTTTTTGTGTAAAGGTCTAAAGTTCTATTAACAAGTCTTTGAAAATTTAATCCACCTTGAATTGTGGTTATTTTAAAATCCTCATCATATAACTTTTTTATAACCTTAACCGTAGTTAATTTTAAATCTGCCATAGTTAATAATATTTGTATATACATATATATACAAAAAATTATTTTCCATCGCAATGTGTTCCATAAAATTCACACCAACCACATAACTTCGATGGTTTCTTAGGAAATTGAACATCGGTTCTATAAGTACCATCTGGGTTAAATACATTATCTACAAATGTATTAAACTCATTCCAAGCTTTATTAATAGATGGTTTACCATTAGCAGGAACGTGTCTACTAATACGTGGAATATGGTAATCAGTATTTTCGGAAACTTTTCTTTTTAGAATGATAAACTCAACATCTATCATATCCATAGAAACTCCTAACATTTCTGAATAAAACTTTTTGTAAAGAAGTATTTGTGCGTTTTTGGTTGGGTCTTTCTTTTGGTATTTACTCCAACCCGATGTAGATGTTTTGAAATCTATAATTCTATATTTACCATCGAAAGTACTTCTAACAACCAAATCTATAAATCCTAAAAAATTAATGTGCTCTCTGATTTTAGTATTGATTGGTTGTTCGATAGCAACCAACTCATCATATTTTAAAGAAAAGAAGTTGTTGAAATTTTTAGATTTTTGAAAGTAATCTAAAATAAGATTACCATCTTCTAAAAATTCTACTAATTCTTCTTTAGTACAAATGGGGTCTTTACCTTCGTTAGATTCTTTGAGAAAGATTTCTCTCATTTTTTCTTTAAGAAATGCTTTCGTATCCATTCCCTTATCAGCTTGTGATTTGGAGATACGAAGGCATCTACTTAAATATTCTTGCAACGTTTCGTGCATTGCTGAACCAAATACTGAATGTATATTGGATGTGGATTGTGATAATCCATCTATGTAACTTAGTTTATATTGTTGTGGGCAACTGCTCCACATACTATATTGTGAAAATGATACTCTAGCCATATAACAAATATACGAAATTTATTTAAATAAACCAAAGATTTATATCTTTAATTTCAGTTTCGTAATTTGTTTTTTCTCTATTCCGTACTTTTCACAAATGTATTTAATATTCTCTCTACCTTCTCTAGTAGAGTATAAAATATCAATGTATTCTACTGCCTGTGATTCTGGCACTGTAAACTCTTTTTTGATTAACTCAACTAAAAATTCTTCATATTTTTCATCGGATTTCCCCTTTGTATATTTTAGATACTGCTTTCCTTTTGGAAGAACATTAATATACAATTTGTACATATCCTTTGGTTCTAAGGTTTGAGTTAATGGTAATAACGATGCAACAAGCTCAACCCATTCCGGCTTCATAGAAAGAAAACGATTAATCATAAAGTTACTCCACGATTTCTTATCTTCTTCCGAAAGTTTATCGAAGTAGTTTGGGTCTTGCTCTGCAGTTATTGCATTTAAATGGTCAAATAACTTTTTAGCTGCCATTATTTTTCTTCTTTTGAACTTCTTAATTCTTCGGGTAAAAATTCATCCATTGGTTTGCCACAATTAGTACATAAAGGTACTTCGAATGGCATTACAGTATCTCTATCACCACCAGTTAATAATTTAGATGCTTTACGGAATCTATAACCCAACATAAAAAGTAAATTACCACACTCACACGGAATATCTCGTGTATCTTTTAAATCAATTTGTGGTTGTTGAAATTGGTCTATCATTTTATAATATTTAAAATTTGAATAATTGTGCTCATAAACACTATTTCTTTATCTACTACTAACGCATCCTTAGATAATCCATCTGCGATTGTTAGAATTACGTTTGCTGTATTTCCAGCTGCGTACTCATCCACTTTATCATACAACATCGAATACATTTCCGAATAATCGTTTAATCGATTATCTGCTACCGCCTGTCTGATTTTCATAAATAGATTACGTTTATCATCGGATGATTTCAGTAAATCAATCAATTTGGTTTGGAAGTTTGATTCCACCATAATTGCATGGTCTACTTTTAATTCACCTTTAGCGGATTGTAGTTGACAGGTATTTAAGATTCTACGAATATCAGGGTAATATGAGTTGATAATATCAGCCATATTCTTTGGTTCGTATTTAATCTTTTCTGCATCCAAAATTTTAGCAACCTGAACGGCTACATCCTTTTTAGTTGGTGGCGTAATTGCGAATGATTGACATCTACTTTGAATTGGGTCGATAATCTTCTCAATATAATTACACGTTAAAATGAAACGGCAGTGTTTACTAAACGTTTCCATTAAGTTTCTAAGGATTGCCTGTGCATTTGGAGTCATATAATCAAACTCATCCAAAATAATCACTTTGAATCCTGCGAATCCTACCGATGATGCGAAGTTCTTTACTTTGTTACGAACTGTATCCACATTGTTCTCATCCGATGCGTTGATAATCATATGGTCACATTTGATTGTGTTTACGATTAACTTTGCTAATGTGGTTTTACCTGTTCCCGCTTTACCATACAACAATAGATGTGGAATATCATTATTCTCTAAATATTGCTGAATAGTTTCTTTGATGGTTTCATTACCAACATAGTCAGCAAGCGTTTGTGGGCGATATTTCTCCACCCACAAACTATGCTCTCGTTTGTTTATATCGTTTGCGAAAAAACTCATAATTAATTTTTTATGAAAACTCCGTTTTCGGTTTTACCTTTTCTATCTTTGATTTCATTCCAAGCTGCCTCTAAACATTCAGCCGGCTCTAAACCCAATTGCTTTGATAAAATAATCAGAGTTACAAACGAATCACCAATACCATCTTTTATTTCCTCATCTTTAGATTTCAATAAAGCACCTGCGGTTTCACCTACTTCTTCTAACACTTTTAACATTTGCTTTGGTGCATTATCTGCAACTAAAATACCTTTATCGTGTGCCCATTGGGTCACATTTTCTATTAAATTATCAAACGTCATTTTCTTTTTGTTTTGCTCTTTCTAATTTTGTTTCTTCTGAAATTGGTCTTGGAAATACTCTAAATATCATCCCATTTTGTTGGAACGTCAATCCATCGCCTTCTACGGGCTGAACTGTTAGTGTTAATGCACTTGCAATTTCTCCTTCATCAGAATATGCAAATACGATTGGTTCATTGTTAAAAAACTGAAAACACCATTCGGCATCTAATATTTGTTCTTTTTGAGGAAGATTTACGCTACCTTGTTCCTGTGGAAACAATTCCAATTGTTCTAATTCTGCCTTCTTTGCCATTTTATTAATTTTGAATTTCTACTAAATAATATTTACAAACGAACTCATCGATAACGAATTCAACGTGTGCCAATCCATCAGCTGATACTTTAAGTTTAGCTGCAGTTGCTTCTTTGTTAGCCGTTAAGATTTCTTTCAAATACTTAGCAGAGAATGAGATTGGTTTAACTTCGCCAGCGTAACCTTTTTCACAAGTGAACGTTACTCTATTGGTAGAAATAGTTGAATAACCAATAGCCATTTTCAAATCACCACCTTCGGTAAATACAGTGAATGTATCGATATCACTCAATGCACCTTTTGCTTTGATAAACTTATCAATCATAG